GAGCAACTCAAGGGACCCAGCCGCGCCAATGCGACTGCGCGAATCGACGAACTCAAAGACCAGATGGCTGCTCTCACCCAGCAAAAGAAGCGCCCGGTGTTGACTGGAGAGCAGAGACTAAGTCTGGCTTTTGCCGAACTTCTGCAACAGCGCATCTGGAAGGTTGCCCAGTTGGCCACCGGTGGATACGTCGTTCGCAACATGCTTGACGCCCAAGTGCGTATGGCTGCTGGCGGAGTCAACCAGTTCAAGCACCCAATCGATTACATCAACGCCGTTCTTGGAAAGCGCTACGGGGAAAGCATTACCGGCGTTCGCCTGACTGACCTGGGCGTTGATGCTGGCAAGAAGGCCGTAACCGAAACAGCCGAGGCAATCGAGGCTGGCGTTCGCCCGCGCATCTGGGAGCGAAGCAAGCAAGAAGATGTCTGGGAAGACCTGCGAAACGCATTCGTGGGTGCTTCATCCCGTCACGGCTGGACGGCTAGCGACACCCTGAGGCACCGCCACAAGTCTGGTTCATTTACGCTTGTGACCAGGGCTGATGGTCCGAAAAAATACCTTACCCGTTACCACACTGACGGAGTCATCCAGTCCGCCCAGAAGACTCTCTCTGATGAATTCCAGAGTCGAGTTGCAGTCGCAATAAGCGCCGGAAAGACAGACGATGAGATTGTACAAGAACTCATCGGATTCATGGATAACGAAAGGAGTCAAGCATTTAGAAGTGTAGACGCCCTGTTTGCTGACGGCCTTGAGTTCTACGACAGGACCAATGACGCGCCTTACAAGTTCCCGCCGCTGTACATCAAGGAACTCAAGAAGAGCGACCCGGAGTTCTATCGCTCGGTCCTTGACTCGTACTTCCGTCACGTGGTCCTGGCAAACGTCAAGTACAACACCGGCAACCTTGACGACATAACCTTCCTGTTTGCGCACAACGCCATTGGCAATCTTGACGACGCTCGTGTGTTGCGAGCAGAAGACTTCAAGTTGAAGCCAAAAGAAAAACTGCAGATTGGTCAGAAGCGCGTCGTCGAAATCAATGGCGAGAAAGTCACCGGCATTATCCAGAAGGCTGCCGGCAACGAATACACATTCATCCCGATTCTGGTGGACAATGCCGCAACCGCCGGCAAGAACGGACTTGGCTCCAAGGAAGCACGCCGCATGATTGAGCGCGCGCGCCTCTGGGACGAGAACTCCAAGAAGGGTCTGGCTGTTGCCTATCCGCGCGAGCAGATGATTAATTACCGCCCAGGTGGTCGATTCGACTCGCTGGAAGAGCGAACGATGAACCTGGCCGACAAAGCGACATCATGGTTCTTTGATGGCTTCTATGATTCGGCTTCACGAAAGTTGGAGAAGTCGGTTGTCTTCCGCGAGTTCTACTACGACGAAGTGGTTAAGCACATTGACCAGTTGTCCTACGAAGAGGGTATGAAGTTGTATGCCGACATCTACGAAAAGTCCGGTGGCAAAATCCGTGAGTACCTCGGAGAAAGCAATCTTCGCAAGAAGGTAACCAATGCCATTGAGAATCTGCCAAAGCGCAAGGGCGTCACTGGCACCCTGAAGGTTGAGGAGTTGGATGACTACTCGCGCTTCGTGGGCATTCAGCGCACCAAGGAACTTCTGTACGACGCGTCAACCAGGAACAACTTCCAGGACGCGCTGCGAATCGTTGCTCCGTTTGAAGCAGCATGGCGTGACGTTCTGGGCCGCTACGCAAGTTTTGCGGTGTCCGACAACATCCACATGTACCGTCAGTTCCACAAGGTGTACCACGGTCTGTCGCAGGGCGACCCAGACATGGACGGTCGTGGCTTTATCTACCGCGACCCGTCGACTGGCGAACAGATGTTCACCTTCCCGATGTCGGGCTCGATTGCCAAACTCTTCACCGGCATCAACTCCCCACTCAGCGCACCGTTGGCCAGGTTGTCGCAAGGTATCAGTTTCTACCCAGCCCTTGGTCCGATGGCCAGCCTTGCTGTTTCCAAGATTCTCCCCGACGTTCCCAAGTACGACAAGTTGAAGGAACTACTGCTTCCATACGGAGAGGTCGGCTGGAAGGACGCGCTCAACGTAACACCGTCGTGGTTGTCAAAGGCAGCCCCGGCAGTCCAGGGCATGCTGTTCAACGAGGTCTACATGAATACGACCTACGGCAACACCTACATGGAGACCCTGCGCGCGTTGTCGGTCAACACCGAGAAGTACAACCTGAGCACCGAAGAGGGCGTAACACAACTCATGGCCGATGCCCGCACCAGGGCACAGATTCTGACCCTCATGCGCGCTGCTGGTCAGTTCACTGGTCCGGCTGCCCCGACCAACGAGTTCAAGATTCCGACCAAGCAGGGCGACAAGTTCGTTGACCAACTCATGACCGAACTGCGCGCCTTTGAGACCGAGGACTACGACAGCGCCGTTGACAGGTTCCTTGGTCTGTACGGCGACGAACTGGTTTTGTACCTGGGCTCCAAGAGCCGCGCTGTAGCACAGGGTCTTGAGGCCACCGAAGAGTTCGGCGTCTGGGAGCGCGAGAACAAAGACATCATCAACCAGTACCCAGACACCGCCTACTTCATGGCACCGCGCGGGGGCGGAGAATTCAACTTCACTGTCTGGGAGCGCCAGTTGCTGGAGGGCACTCGAGCAAAACTGACCGACCGAGAAATGATTGACCTGGCACAAAAGCGCCTTGGCTCGGTCAAGTACCGTGCCGCCCGTCGTTTGTTTGGACCGAATCCAAACGAATTGCAGCGCGATGCCCTGCGCAACTACCGCCAGTACCTGAACACCAAACTCCCCGGATTCCCGCGCCGCGCCGAGTTCGAAGCCAACAAACTGCAGAACGACATTGACCAGTTGTACAAGTTGGTCGAGGACCCACGCCTCAAGGACAATGCAATTGCTTCTTCGGTTAGCCGATACCTCACTGCCAGAAAGCAAATCATGCAGTCAGAGCAACTGATTAGTTTCCAACCCAAGAAAGCAGCCGCTGCACGACAGGCTCTGTACCAGTTGGGCGAGTCGCTCTCTGCTGCCAACCCTGAATTTGATAGAATCTGGCAGCGTTTCTTAGTCCAGGAAGTTGACATCTGATGGTAGTAAATCCACAAAACACGACACCCCCAGTAGACACCTCGGGCGGCGTTGCGGATTTCCCATCAACCCTGCTGAGCCAGAGCCCTTATCCTCGCCGCAAGTATTCAGGTTGGTCTCCGAAACTTTCGGCTGAAGAAGCGGCAGCAATCCGCTCCAACATCAACATCAAGATTCGCCACTTCCGTTCCAGGACTGGAGCAGTCAGCGAACACTACGTCCAGGGTCCGGTGCTGTTTGACAACGATGGTCGAATTGCTGGACAGGCTTACGACCTGGAAGACCCGTTTGTCATTGCTCGCGAAATGTACAAGTTGACCACCGACCAGCGCATCCAGGTTTCCAAAGAGTTGGAGCGCGTTGGTTGGTACGGAAACAAGAAGGTCAGCGAAGCCATGAAACAAGGCTTGGGCTGGACTCCAGACGACGAGGCCGTGTGGGCAAGACTTTTGAATCTCTCCAATGTCAACCAGAAAACCTGGTCTGACATGGTCGGATTACTTGGTTCGTTTGCAAGCGTCAGCGAGGGTGGACCGAGCGTGCGCGTTACGTCCGATGAGGATGCGATGGCTTACGCGCGCGAAGCATTCTTTTCCAAACTCGGTCGAGCACCGAACAAAAAGGAACTGGCCGAGGCAATCGACTTTATCCAAAACAAGGAACGTGCTGCCGTTGCATCCGGACAGCAGATGCCGAGCACCGCACTGACTGCTGGCAAGTTCGCAGAACAAACCGACCCAACGGCAAAGACAACCTGGGGTCTGGGTAACGCAATCGCACTCGCACTTCAGGCGCTGGGTCAATAATGGCTCCAAAACCAAAGACACCCAAGACCCCCAAGCAGGACTGGCGCGAGAAGTTCAAGACTGACTTCCCGCAGTTCTCCTCAATGGTGGACGGCGCAGATGGAGAAGCCAAGGCCCGCTCTGTTCTCGGCGACGACCTGATTGACCTATTCATCTCCTATGCAAACAACCCTGATGCATACGACCTGACCACCGATGCTGGTCGCGCTGTCTGGCTTTCCAAGGTGCAGGGCACGAAACTTTACACATCGACCGATGCATCGCGTCGCAAATGGGCTTTGCTGGGTCAGGCAGATAAAGACAAGCAAGTTGAAACCAAGGTTGCTGACTTCCGCAAGGCTTATGCTGACCTTGAACTTGATGATGCGCAGTTGCGTGACCTTGCCACTTACGCATTGAGCACCGAGGCCAGCGAACTGCAGACTGGCTATTACGCGTACTCAATCATCTCTGACCGTCAAGCAGCACAGGGAATGCCACCGACTGTTGGCCAGACCGATGCCGCAACCGTGCTCAAGGAATCCCTGAAGCGTTTCAACTACAGCCCGCCTGGACTGGATGACCAGATTCGCTCTGCGCTTACCGGCAAGCCATACCTTGGTACCACATACACCGAAGAGATGCTTTTGAAGAAGGCCAGGGACAACGCCAAGATTATGTATTCGCAGTTCAGCGACCAGTTTGACCAGGGCTACACATTGGATGACATCTTTGAGCCGTATCGCAACATCGCCGCGAGCACACTTGAGAAGAATCCAACTGACATCAACATGAGCGACCCGAAGTTCTCGGTCGTGTTCAACAAGCGCGCCGATGGCACGAGCATGACCGCTGAAGACTTTCAGTACTTGCTCCGCAAGGACCCGCAGTACGGATGGGGCAACACTCGGGCAGCACAAGACCAGGCTGCCAAGTTCATCATGATGATGGAAAAGTCATGGGGTCAGGTGCGTTGATATGAGTGACATGAGCATGTACGCAGCAGACGACATCCTTCTTGGCGCTGGGTCAACCCCGCCAGCCAAGACCCCCGCCCAGTTGCTGGCAGAGGCCAACGTGTCACGGATGGGTACCATCAGGACTTCGGCTGAACGAACTGGCGCCTACTACACGGCGGCAGAGCAGGACTACATTGACACCCTTGTTGCTGGGGCTGAGGCTGGCACCTACTCGGCAGAAGATGTCATGAACGAACTGGACCGCATGTATGTGGCTCGCCCAATGGGCAGCAGCCAGGGCAGCAGCGGGGACGGGGCGCCGGACGTAACCACCAGTAACTCAATGACGATGATTCGCTCCTACTTGGCCAGGTTCGGGTTGGAGACCCTTGAAGACCAAATCGGCGACCTCATGGCCCGCGGCATCACAACTGAATCTGCGGTTATGTACGAACTCCGTGAGAGCGAAGCCTTCAAGAAGAGGTTTGCAGCCAACGCCAAGCGTGCTGCTGCCGGCTTGCCCCAGTTGCAGCCAAGCACCTACGTGGAGATGGAGAACGTCTATCGCGAGGTCATGAAGTCCAACGGAATGGACAAGTACTTCAACCGACCAGAACTCATCCAGTCCCTCCTTGAGGGCGATGTGTCCCCGCAGGAACTCCAGGCCCGCATTAGCGACGGCTACCGCCGAGTGCAAGAGGCAGACCCTGCCACGCGCACCCAGATGCAAAGGCTGTACAACGTCAATGACGCAGACCTGGCTGCCTACTTCTTGAACCCAGCAGAGACCATGCCGATACTAAACCGCAGGGCAGAGGCCGCAAAACTGGCTGCCCGCGCCATGGAGCAGGGTGGCATGGAACTGACTGCTGCTTCGGCTGAGGAACTCGCAGCCAGGGGTATTACGGAGCAGCAAGCCATGCAGGGCTTTGCCACCATGAGCAGCAGAAGCGGTCTGTACGAGACCATGACTGGCGAAGAGTCAACGGCATTGAGCCAGCAAGAGCAACTCGGCGCAACATTTGGATTTGACCCAGAGGCAGAAAAGAAACTTGCACGCCGCATTGCGATGCGCCGTGGGGAGTTCTTGGGTGGTGGCAGATTTGCCAGCACTGGTGGTGCTACATCGGGCACCATTGAGACCGGCGCAGGGATGGCCCAGTAGTTCCTCCAAATTCCACATTGCGTGGTGTACTGTTGTCAATGTCGGAGTCCCGAACCGACCAAAGCAAAAAGGGTTATTGCAGCCTTCCAACTCCTCCTGTTGGAAGTGGGCAGAACGGAGTGAGCAATGTCAAATGTCATCGACGATTTTGATGATGAGACGAGCGAAACGGTATCCAAAGACCCCGTACGCGCGCACCTGAAGAAGGTGGAGTCAGAGAACAAACTTCTCCGACAGCAAGCGCAGGAGTTGGAAACCCTTAAGCGGAAGATGGCTTTCGCTGAAGCAGGCATTGACGTGAATGCTCCAGAAGCCAAGTACTTCATTAAGGGCTACGACGGCGAGGTGTCTGCCGAAGCGATTAGGGCAGCAGCCCAGGAAGTAAACCTCCTGCAGCCGCAGAAGCCAAAGGAAGTTGCAGACGACTCTGAGAAAAGGGCTTGGGCTCGACTTCAAAAGGCAAGTACTGCCGGCGAGCAAACCGACGAGCAGACCGATTGGGTAAAGAAGTTGAACTCAACTCGCAATCAAGACGAAGTGATGCATCTACTTGCACAAATGAGAGAAGAAGCACAAAACATCTAGCCCGGTGGGTTCTCCCACTCGGGAGAACGGAATAACCCACAATGGCATATACAGAAGCAAGCAGCCTGCTCACTGACCAGGTTGCATTTGACCGGATTGCGTACTTCGCACTCCGCAGCGAACTCTTGTTCGACGCGGTTGCAGACGTGATGCCAGTCGCCCAGGCAATGCCTGGTTCGAGCGTGAAGTTCACCATCTTCAACGACCTCGACCCGGCCACCTCAACCCTGACGGAGACCTCGGATGTCACCGCAGTTGCGATGTCGGACAGCCAGGTCGAAGTGACCTTGGCCGAATACGGCAACGCAGTCAACACCACCGCCAAGTTGCGTGGCACGTCGTTCCTTGACGTGGATGCAGCGGCCGCAAACGTGGTTGGCTACAACGCAGGAATCTCCATCGACTCCGTCATCCGTGACGTGCTCGCTGGTGGCACCAACGTCGTTTACGGCGGTGGTGGCTCCTCAGACGAGACTGCCCGCACGAGCATCGAGGCCGAAGACATTATCGAGGCCAACGACGTTCGCAAGGTCGTCGCTGCCCTCCGCAAGGCCAATGCAGTGTCGTTCAACGGCATGTACATGGGCTTCATCCACCCAGACGTGTCGTACGACCTCCGTCGTGAGA